GGATGCCGTGTCCATTTGATGATGTCCATTTGATGTTAGGGAAGGATTCCGAGGCGGGCCTGCTTGGCCCGGGCATCGGCATCCACAAGCATGCGCTTTTGGTTAGCTTCTGCAACCTGCAAACGCAATTTCAACTCATGTTTTTCCTGCTCCATTTTCAGCTGGAGGTTGTGCTCCGCAAGCTTTTTCTCCATTTCAGGAGAGAGTCCCGTCGGTTGGTTGGCTTCTGCAACCCCCTGTTCGGCTTGCAGCTTCTGAAGCTTCCGCAGTTTTTCCTGTCCGTTGTAGATGAACTCACCATACTGCTGGAGCTGTTGGCGGAAACCAGCAACAGCCTGTGTGATTGCTGGGTCAGCGCCTCCCATGACAACATGTTGGGTCGCGTGAGCGTGGACACGGAACATGGGTTCCACTACCTGCACAATATCTACTGCGCCGGACTCGATCTGGTTGGCGGTTTGAGCAAGCCATTCCATGTGCCTCCGCAGATGCGGGATATGAGCCTCGTTGGAGAGTGCGTCCACTGGCGTGCCAGCCACAAGTGCAGCGTTTTCGAGCACAGCCAGCTTATCGTCAACCGTGGTGCGGCTCTCGCTATTCGGAGCTACGTAGCGGTCCACAAGGTCGTAGCCGACAAGGTTTGCCACGCGGTCACGCTGGAGGTTTTTGCGGCCAACGTCATCAAGCGCTGGAGCTTCTTGAGCAAGGCGGTCCAAAATCATCTGACGAGCCTCCGCAGAACCCCCGCCGACAGCACGGACAACAGTGCAACGATCGAAGTCAATCATATCAAGAGCCTTGGTCGGCACCTTGGTCTGACGTAGGCGTTCCCGCATGTCCCACACATAAGTCCCTCCGGGCATGTTCTGACCATAGTTCGGGGCAAAAACACGGCGAAGGACTTCTCTTAGGTGAGTCTGCCATGGCTCATAGAAAAGATTCAGTGCCGTAATAGAGAGTTTGCTGGCTCGGGCAACATAAGCCTCAACCTCAAAGCGGGAGCGTTCTTTTTCATCGGCAAAGAGTCCAACTGAGGAATACCCTCCGGTCTTGCCTTGAAGGCGGGAAGACATTTCCCGAATGACGGGCATAGCCGACCTCTGAAGATCGGGCATAGGGCGCTCAACTACTTTGTTGCCCGGGGGCAGGACGGCAAATGGACCATAGTAGGTGAGGGCCAAGTCATTCAGAGCTTGCTCATCCACCGGTTGGACCAGCAAAGAACTTCCAAGCATTGCTGCATCCACCGTAGTGTTGAGCATGCGGTTGGAAGTCTGAATGTGTGGATAGATTTTGTAGCCCAGTCCCCGAACAGAGTGGTAGTACCCATTGGACCCAATGCCGTAGGGGTAGATGGTGAACGGGGTGCGGCCTTCCCCGTAACGCTCACGCTTGGCAAAGAGGAACTTACTGACGCTGCCGGAGTCCTCAAAAATATACTGAGACCACTTCTGTGAGTGTTCTCTCACCCACAAAATAGCTAAGCGGATATTGGAACACTCCGGCATGGTATCAATCCGCAGGTCATTGTTTTTGAATGCCTCCTGCAAATCTTCCCAAGAACGGGTGTCCACTTTTGAGTCAGCCATTCCATTCTTAGCTCGATCTAGCAAAAGAGCCTTCACAGCCGGAACATCCCAGCCCATGGCTTTGGCAGCTGGCTCATTGGAGATGTAACGGTAAAGCTCGGAGGCCGAGTAATTCTTCACGACACCCGCAACATCAAGCGCCCCGGGGTCTGCCTTAGTCATACGCGGAATGAAGAAATCCCCAAACTTAGCGGCTTCCCATCGCCAATCTACGGGGTCAGCATGGTAGCAAACAGACAAGCCGTTAGCTACGAAGTGATGACAGCTGTAAAGGAAGCGGCTAAAGAAGCTCTTCCACTGGCGCAGCAGGTTAGAGAACTCGGTCGTCAAGTGGTGCTCATACCGAATTTGCTCATCCTCTGGGAAAGAGCCATGCTTTAGTCGAATACGCATGAAGTGCTCTGTGGAGGTGAATAAGTCCACATACCCACTCATGGAAAATTCCAGCAATGCCCCGCCCTCATCGAAGTTAAGGTTGCTTCGGTCCCCTTGCCCCGTCTCGTTCAGGTCGCTTTGGTTGTAAGGGGGAGCCCCGTCAAACATTGCCTGCACCAAGGCACGCTTTTGGTTGGAGACTTCATCATCCCGGCGCATCTGATCAAAGATTGCCCATGCAGACGGGGCATCTTTGACGCGACAAGGAGTGTTATCCGCAGACTTGCGCCCAGCAGATTTAGTCAGAGAGGGGAGGGAGGAGAGTTCCTTTATCGCGTTTTTCATTCTGGGGGAGAAGATTCAGGAGACGAGTCAGAAGTCAACAACTTCAACTCAGGGGCTGCCCGTTGAGGTTGGAAAAAGTAATCTTTCACAGAGAAAGGGCCTTGGAACCTTTGAATAGCCCGTACGACACGCTGGCAACTTTTGTGGTTCAAAGAGGGCAGAAGCTCACCGGGAAAGTCAGCAAGGGTGTGGTGGATTACGGAATCTCTCACCTGTGGGTCCTCTGGCGAGTAGCCATAAAGCTTGGACACAACTGCCCGAGCTGCGTCCAACGTAGGAAACCGGAGCGGTTCTCGGGGATTATGGGGGTCAGGGTGGCTCCAACCTGCTGAGTAACCACGAGGCCAATGGACGCGGAGAAGGGCGTCGGGGATGGGCGAAATGACCCACGTTCCCTGAGTCACGTCTTCGGGCTGCGGCAGAAAGGTCCGCCCGCCAAAGGAAGGAAAGACATACTGGCGAGGGTGCAGCATGGTCTGTGTCAAAAGAGAAACTTCGAGCACAGTGGGGATTCCCACCCCGTCAGCAAGAGCCGCCACTGCACACTGATTGGCTACCAAGAGCTGGCTGCAAGCGAGCAACTGAGCGACAGCTACTAAGTCAGAAGAGTCCAGCCACTGAAACGTCGCCTTGGGAAACTTGCGAGAAAACCCTTCACGCTCAGCTGCTGTTCCACAAAAAGTCAGCGGGGTGCTAGAGTAATGTTCCAACACTCGCTCCCACGGAAAGAACTCGTTGTGCTCAAACAAAGATCGAGCCAATACTACTCCTGACCGAGAAGAGCTCATCCCCGGCAACCATTGCCGTGGAAGGTCGGAAGGCTTTACCCCGCACCACAGAGCGTGGGCGTGCTTATACCCAACTGAAGAGATAGACCCCGGGTCAGGGGTCGCCCGCAAATCCGCAGCGGTTTCTGTGGTGGTAGCCACAAACTCGATGTGGTCTCGGAAAAACTGAACAGCAAATTTCCGAAAAGGCTGTGCCCACTTCAGGGCAAACTCTCCACCCGCAGCAAACGCCAGACGATGTGGGCTGTCCGGCAACCGAAGAAGCGTTGGGAGAAAGAGCAAGACTTCGGGCAGGGAGCGGGCCGCGTGGTGGATGATCATGACCAGTTAAAATAGTTGCCAGACCTCGCTGTCATGGACAGTCGGGCAGCTGTGCGCCGGAAAGAAGAGGAAGCTTGAGCTGAGAGGGAAGCTGAAGCAGCCGAAGACTTACGCCGAACTTTCTCCGCGGAAGAAAAGCCCAATCGGGTGCGGGCCAATTCTACCATGATGAAAGCCGCGTCGGCATTGTCCGGGCTTTCGTTGGTCCGGTTTTTCATTTCGACTTTGGGTTCAACCGCCAGCAACAGCTTGCGCCCCTTGACCGTCGAATACTTGCGGTTGCACATTTCGGTGATGGTGGTTGGGTCAAGCCCACGGAGTTGCCCAGCCCGAAGGAGCTCCTTGCCGCTGAACCAAAGTTCGGTGACACGGTCATAATAGCGGTCAGAAGCTGGGACATCCTGCTCAGAAGAACTGACTGGCCGGTCAGAGGCAGCTCCAGCAAAGTTGACCCGCAAAATCTCGGGGGACCACATGACGGCAAGAATGTCAGCAAAAGGAGCCCCCGGACCTGTGGAGTCCAAAGCAAAGTTGCGAGGGTGGATGCCACGCTGTGTGCAGTGCTCCTTAATCTTTTTGCAGATTTGGTAGGAGTGCGGAGTGGTCATGTCTGTCACGTCCCCGGTAAGCATCACGGCGTCTCCAAGTTCCAGCACTTTGCGCCCCTCCACAGAGGCCCCAACGGTGCCGAAACGCAACAAGCACCGGTCACCCCCAAATGTGAACGAGGCGTCAAGGCTTGCCACCAAAGTTTTAGAAGCATCGGCAGACCATTCGGCTTTAACCTGTCCGCCGAACTTTTCGATGTCAGCCTCAGAATAGACGGCATCCGACTCCCCGGAGGGGCACCAGAAGCCCTTCATCATTCGGTAATAAGCAGGAGACTTCTCACCCAGCAACTTGGCTTGCTCCAGCTTGGCTTTGGTCACCAAGAACGGATAAGTGTCCACACCAGAGAGGATGTTGGGTGACCGCTCCCCATCGAAACGAATGAAGAACCCTCGCTTGGTCTTCCAGCGGTAGAACGACTCGTTGACCGACTGCCACCCATCCGCAGGCTCACAGAAAAGCCCAAAGGGATCGTAGTGAGAGTTGGGGTTGCCAATACCAATCATGCGAAACTCTTCGTTCTGAGCGAGGTTAGAATAGGCGGTGGTGAGCACGGACTCAGCAAGTTCAGGAAGCTCATCAGCCACAAGACGCAAACGTGGGGCTTTATACCCGAGGAACTTGTTGGTGGCTTCCTTACCTTTCTTCTTGTCGCAAGCAATCAGGGACAACCCAAACTTGTCGGACTGGAGCCCATTGGCGTCGAAGCGAACAACCCCTTGAGAAGATACCAGCTTGCCGGGCATACCATGCACAGCTTG